AAATCTAGGCACATTGTGCAAGATTAACACTCTATCATATAAAGAAGAACGAGTGATTGTAGCTAAAGCAGGATCTGCTTCAATTTCTCTCATACGTAAGCTGTCTACACGACCACTATCAGGGTAAGCATTTTGTAAGTAACGACCATCTAAGATCAATTCACGTAATACTGTTTCACCTAAACCAGACACTTGTTGTGGAGCTTGGATTTCACTATAAGCAAAACCGTTTACAGCACATGCATCACCAGACTCATCTACAAAAGAAGCGTAAATAAATACAGGCTCTTTTTCATAGAAGTCAGTTGGAGTGAAAGTAGCATTACCAAAAGCAGTATCTACATAAGAACCAGTGATCTCTAAATGAGCGTCAACTGCAGCAATGTTATTTGCAACTGTCTCAGCAGTGTAAGTAGAGGTAGCAATCTCAGTGTAGAACTTAATAGCAGCACCGTTTGCAATTGTAGAAGCAACGTCTAATGTAACTGAAGTACCAGATACAGCAGAAACTTTAACTACACCTACAATACCAGTAGCAACTACTTTTTGACCTACAACAATACCAGTTCCAGAAGCAACTGTTAATGCAGTAGAAGCAGATAAAGCAGCACCTGCAGTTGTTGCAGCTGCTTTCTTCCAAACTTTTGCAGCAACAAAGTCTTTCAACAATGGAGCGTCATTAACTTGGTCTTTCCACTTCAATAATACAACAGCAGCGTCTACAGTGTTTGCAGTACCAGCAACGGTATCACAACCAGTGTAAGCATCCAATGTCTTGTACAATTGGTGGTTTAAAAAACGTAAAGCAGGAGATCCTTTTACATCTAAACGAAGACGTAAAGTTGTATCACTGTTTACTACAGCCCCAGTAGCATCAACTTTAACGATTTGATTCTTAGCCACCTTTGCAGATGATTTAATCAAACGGCTGATATACTTAGGGTTAATTTGTTTACTTTTTACAGACTCTTTGTAACCACCGTGTACGGGGCCAATTTTGTCATTGGTAAAGTAAGAACCTTGTGCAAGGATAAAAGGAGCAGCTTGAGCAGTTACTGCGGCAAATGTTTTGGCATCAAAGAAACCAATTTGACCAGCAGTTAAAGCAGCTGTAGATCCTGAACTTGCTAAAGTCGTACTTGCAGGCAAGAAGGACTTTCGGAATGCATTAGGAAAATACATAGGGCTTTCAATTTTTGGGGTTTATAAATAAAAAAAATAAATTTTAACTTAAGAACATTAACTTATACTTGGTTGCAGAGATCAAACTCTTCACCTCATCTAGTTGGTTTACAACTTCTGAAAAAGGCATAATCTTCTGTAACTCAACAACTTCTGTATATAATTCTTTCATGTGAGATATTGCTTCCTGTACAGATCCACATTTATATGGACTCACTGCCGGAAAATCTAGAAGCTTCTCACGAGCTCCTTGGTATTGTTCAGCCACTGCATCTACTAAACCTGGCATACCATCGTAAAACTCATTTAGAGCCTTATGTGCCGAGAAAGATCCAGGTCCTGTAATCTTTAGATGTAACTGATGCACACTCGTTGTAAGAGCCTGAGAATGAGCAATCATTGCAGCTGTTTCCGTACAAGGTCCCATTGGACCAGGTCTTTGTAATTTCTGCATCATTAGCTATTTCTAGTTGCGTTTTGTAAGTTTCTCTGATACTGCATAGTGCTATCCATGTCTCCAGCTAATATTGATACAGCGTCATCTATAATAATTTCTACGATATCATCTTTTAATTCACAAGTTTGGTTAGCTTTAAAGGCTAGTCCATTAGCTGGATCTATACAGTTTAGTATTTGAACAGCTCTTGGTTTTCTATAATATGTGAGAGTGGCATCTTCTACAGCAAATTTATTATCACTGTAAATTCTGATCTTATCTCCCATTATTGTACAAAAAGTCTCAGCCCATTCAAAAGAAGGTGACTTATGAGTATCTGATAACATAATATCAGCGTTGGCTTCTTCAGCTTGGTAAATAGATAATGGACGTCTAGGACAACAATCTGAACTAGCATATCCACCAACTCTTACAAAGTGTAAGTAGTCATCTGGTATTTTTAAAGATTCAAAGAACAAGTCTAAATTCTTAAGCTTTAAGTCTCTCTGAACTAATAAAACTTGTAAATCATCAATAGTAGTAATACTTTGTTCAGGCTGCATCCTTGACCCGTTGTTACCATGTAACTGTCTACGGGCCCATTCTATCTGAGCTTTATTAAAAGCTTCTGATATCTGCCAGCATTCTATGTTATCATAGTCCATAGAATCTAACTTATTCAAACGCTGCTTAAACTTTATTTGTAATGTACTATTGTTCATATTTTATAAAGAGACCTGGGAGCTGATCTTACGATAAGCAACCCAGGTACTATTTTTTACTGATTCCAGTATCCTTCTACTTTCTTAGTAATACTTACCAAGATTTCTTCATTCAAAGGATTCTTTAAATATTCTACCACATCTGAAGGGGTTCTACCCATCATTGTTGTTGTTTCCATGTGGTAAATAAATCCGTCAGCTTTTGTAGCAATGAACTTATAATAACCACTATCTTTTACAATAGCTCTTATTTTTAAAGTTTCCATATCAAGATTGCTTATCTCTAAGAATCTCTCAGCGGTCTTTTTCTTATTCTTGTCTACTAAGTCTCCATTAATATATTTGTCCATGTTGTCATAAACAATATCATTAGGAGTTGACTTCTTATACTGAGCACTATTAGCATCTAACACTTTAGCAATGTAGAATAACTTATTAGTATTCTTGTCAAATAACTTCTGAAGTTCTGATAAAGCCTTGTTTCTCAACTTCTTAACCTCAGTGTTAAGTGTAGCAGTTTCTTCTAATCTATCTAAATAGAACTTAGGAGGAACTGGCATTCTACGAGCTTCATCTAAAGACTTAGCTACTATTGAAAACCCTCCTGATTCTATAGCGTAAAGCTTAATTAAATCATAAGGATCTTTATCAGGCTCTAAATACACAGGTTCATTACCACATCTTATCTTAATCTTATCCCAGAAATCACTATTATCTGGTTTAAGTAATTTTAACTTATTCCAGAACTGATCATCTTTAGGATCTACTACGTTTGAAGCTAATTCTTTTTCAAGTTGAGCTATCACTGCACGGATCTGTTTAATCCTAGCTTCTTGATCTTCCATTGGTAAATCTTTAATCTCAGGAGCATACTCATTAAGACCTGTAAGGTATCTTTTAATACCATTGATCTCTAAACAAGCAACTTGTTCCTCGTGGAACGCTCCGTCAAAAAGACTTAATCCGTACTTTTGAAGTCCCATGTTATCAACATTGGAATCAAAATAAGGTCTAATAGCTATAGTAGATCTTTTGTTTTGTGGATACTTTTCCACCATTGTTACAGTACTCATATTTGGTTTTTTGGTTTTTATACATGGTCCGAAGACCTAATGTTAGAACCTGTTGAAGGTTGCAAGCCTTCTAGTGATCAGCTAGTTGCGTACAACAGGTTAGACTTGATGCCAGAAGCATCATCTATAGATATTATCTATAGGGGGGTTGTAGATACAAGAGCCTGGGAGATTTTACCTCCCAGGATTGTAAATATTATTTAGAATGATCCGCCAGTAACTGGATTTCTCATAACGATCTTTAACACCTTAGTTGGATCTTTAACCCAAATAGCAGGCATTGTTTGTGTCATGAATACACGGTAACCGTTGAAGTTTGCAGAAGACTGGAAACCTTGTGTACGACCCATGTAATCCATTGTACCGTTTTGATAGAACCATTTCAATTGATTATCCCAGCTTAACTTCAATAAGTAAATATTGTCGTTAGTATTTTCTGTGATATCAAAGATAATGAAATTATATGAACTTAATGGGAAACCATCAATGATTGGGTTCTCAATGTCATTAGTGTGGATGTTATCAAACGCTGGGTTCAATACAAACTTAACGTTAGCCAAGAAAGGAATAACGTATTGAGTGTAAGCAAAACCAAAGTTTAAGTCCATTCCTTTGCCAGTGATAGCACCAACTTCAGAAGCGTTGATTACTAAACCACTATTGATAGCTTCACGCTTAATAGCTTCGTTAACCAACTTCATACCACCAAGACCTGTTTGAACAACCAATTGACGCTTAGGATCTGGACCTTGAAACTCAACCTTACCATTAAAGAAGTTGAAAATTTCAGATTTGAACAAATCTAAGTTAAAGCTACCCTTGTTGTAAATACGCTTGTAAGAGTTATCTAACTGCTTCCAAAGACCTACTGACAATCTGATATCATCTGGACCATCTTGCTTAACTTTACCACCTTGACCCCACATAAGGTAAGTCTCAATGTCATTAGCAATCTTACTCAAATGAGCTGCTTCCATTGTAGTTAAGAATGTACGAGTTAACTGACCAGATTGGTAAGCTTTCTTTACATAATCTTTTCCCATTTTGTTAGCCATGTCCTCTAAGTTTGTAACAGAAGGATCAACACTCTTATCAAAGTTTCTCCACATCTCAATTACAGGAACTGTACCATCAGCTTTCATACCACCTTTCATCATTAAGTCAGCTCTAGAGCTTACAGAATAGTGAACGTGAGCTTCAGCACCACCAACGTAGTTGTAGAATTCACGGAAACCTGCATTGATGTTACCGATGTCAGAGAATCTTTCACCGTACTCACCACGTGCAGAACCTTTACGGAAAACTTTAGTACCAACCTTTAAGTACTTGTTATCCAAGTATTTAGCGTTGTCATTGTTTACCAATTGTACTGTGTAGATGAAACCGTCACCAGCTGGGATGATATCGTCAGCAGTGATGTACATTTCCACACCATTGTACTTGTCATAAGTGATGATATCACCATGACCGAAAGAACGCTTATTCAATTTAATTTTAAAAGCTTGACCATCAATACCTTTAGTGGCATTAGCTGATTCAATATCTTCTGTAATGTAAGGTAGATCCTGCGTTACTGGAATCTGCCATTTGTACTCACCACGAGCGTTATCTACAGAGATAACGTTCTTACCACCGAAGCTAGACATCTGGTACAAAGGCATTTCTACTTTTTGTGCCATAGCCCACAAATCCACAGGACCTAAGTCTGTAGGTTCAGCTGACTTCAGTAAGTTTGAAAGGTGATACGAATCTACGTGTGAACTTGTTGTGTAGGTAGTATCACGTAGAAATATACCATTGTTCAAAACTGGAGTTGCCATAAGGCTTTTAATTTAAGGGTTAGAAATTATAAGAATATTATTATTATCTTTTAAAGATGTTAGCAGGTCTACTTAATTTTCTAGACTTAGTTTCTTCCTCTTCTTGGAAAGTAGATGAAGTTCTCTTACTAGATTGTTCTGTTTTAAGTTGACGTACTGTTTGTTCCACTGCAGCATTCTTACCTTGCTTAGCAAGATTAGCTCTGTAGGTTTCAGGATCAGAAAGCAACCAAAGAGCCTCAGCTATTAAAGGATAGTTTGGTTCTACAAACTGATACTTCTCTAACAAATGTCCTAACTGATTAGTAGGTCTTCCACTAATAGAAGGATATTGAGGTTGTACAAGACCACTATATAACTGAGCTTGTGTTTTCTTATCTAACTTAAGACCATTAATTTCTGCCGGTCTTAAAGCTTCAAACACATTCTGCATGTAAGCATCAGCTGCATGTTCTTGTTGTTTCTTTCTGTTCTCTTGTTCAGCAATCTGAGATTGAACAATCTCTTCTTGCATTTGATCTAACTTAGGTTTGAACTGTTTAGCTTTTTTTTCTAAAACACCTAAATCTTTCCACGTTGCTACTTCTTCCTCAATTTCTTCCTGGTTACCAAAACCAGTTGCACTTAAGTAAGATCTTACAATTGCTTCTTGATCATTATCTTTTTTAGGATCTAATTCACGAACTTGTTCCACTTGAGCTAATGCTTGGAAAAGACCTTTCATGTCTGTTCCACCATCTAAAGCATATTTAGCAGCATACTGAAGTTCTTCTGGCAAAGATTCAAAAAACTCTTTTGGAGTTTTAGCCGCCACCTCAGACTTCATATTGTCTACGTTAGCTTGCCACAACTCTTCTATATCTTTCTCTCCAAGTGTACCTAAGTACTCTTCAAGATCTTGTTTAGTTTCATCATAGTCATCAAAGGCAAACATCTCCTTTGACTCTATACGTTTTTTAAGGAATCCTACTAATCCAGACTTATCTGTTTTAGGTCGGCCAGCCTTTCCTTTAGTCTCTTCATCCTCTTCAGAATCAAGATTGTCTATAAGGTGGTTTGTCTCTTCCTTACTAATTACTTTTGGAGCCTTATCTTTCTCATCATCTTTAGAAGAATCATCTTCATCATCTTCTTTATCTAAGAAACTAAGGTCCTGTTTTTCTTTACTAAAGATATTAGGTTTAAGCTCTGTGGTTTCACCAGTGGGGTTTCCCGTTATAGGGGTAACTATACTGTCTGCTCCTGGAGCTCCTAACCAGCTATCAATGTCAAGGTCTACTTGTTGTACAGATGTCTGTACATTGTTCTGATTATCAATCATTTTATTTGGTTTTTATTGTGTATCTCTACATTAAAAATATACAACTTAAATCTTAAAAATTTACAATTTTTTAAAATAAAGTATCTAAGGTATGGATAATAGAGCTATAATTATTTCTTCTTTTTAGCTCCAACATCATATTTGTTCTTATTTTCTCTAGCAATCTCTAATTGTTTGTCAGCAATCTGCTTTTGAGTAAGTAACTTCTCACGATCTAAATTCAATTTTTGAGAATTAAAATCCTTTTTAGTAAGCTCAGTCTCTCTTTTTAAGTTCATTTGATCTTGATATCTCTGCTCACTTCTAATTCCTTCTAATGCATCTTGGTAATCTGACTTCTGATTTTGATTAATATCTGCTTGAGCACCATATCCTGCTCCTTTAATTTCAGCAATAGTAATATTAGCTTGTCTATCTAAATCAGCTTGTTCAGCTTTAAATTCCATTTCAGCTTGTTTCTGACGATCTTGAGCTTCAATCATTTGCTGCTGCATTTCTTGTTGAGACTGCTGCTCTTGAGATTTCTGAGCATTAGCTTTCTCTTCAGCATTCTTAAGAACACTTGTTAATTCAGCTATAGACTCAGACTTAATTACATTTCCAAGATCATATATAGAGGCACCAGTAGTGTTGTTATTAAGAGCTAAAGACTTTAATTGCTCCATTACAGCTCTAGAATTAGTCTTAGTTGTACAGAAGATATTAATATCTCTTAGTAAAAGATCAGTACCATTTAACTGGAAGTTAACCTTTTCATCAGCTCCTGTAATATATTGTAAGCGTACACTAGGTTTCTTAGAATGATAATATTGAGCTAAGTCAGTTCTCATTTGGTGAACTCTTGGCATCAAGTTATCAGAGTGTTGTATAAAATACTGCTCTGTCTGTGCATAAGAAGCATTCATAGCTTGTTCTATTCCTGTAGCAGTTTGCTGTTGAGCAATCTGAGATCCCATACGCTCAGGCGTAAGACCAATAGTTTCAAAAGCTTGATTCTTAAAATAGCCAGCTAATTGTATACGAGATAACAATCTTTGAGTTTGCTCTAAGTTTAACACTTGGTAGTGTTGGAAGTTTAAAGCATTCTCAGTGTTTGTAATAGAAGTATCCAATGGTAACATTTGGAAGTTCTTCATAGCCACATAGGCTTTAGCCAGATTATTTTTACCCCAGTCTTCTCCCATGGAGTGACGTGGCAAAGAGTTCTGGTCTAACATGATAACCGTGCCTAGCTCATCAACTAAGATGTCAGCTATTTGGTTATTTACAATATTGTAACCTATCTGATAGGGCTTCATAAGATCTACTAGTGAAATACTGCGGGTATTACGATCACCGAACACAGAACCTTCCACTGGAAGCTTACAACCATATAATGTACTATCTCCTTTAAATTGGAATGGAATCTTACCTGGTTTACCACCATTAAGACCTAAGTAAACTGGGTTAATACCTCCAGGGTTATTCATACCCCAGAAAGCAGGACGGTTAGGTCCAATCTTTATACCACCCCATGTTTCATTAATCCATATCCAATCAATATGTTCTCCGTAAACTAAGTTATCCTTAGTCTTTTGTTTATATAAAGTAGTATTATACTGAGGCTTGTCTGTAACCTTGTATTCTTCAGATATAATATCTTGTATAATTTCTCCTTCTTCTGTAATCTTAGTTAAGTGACCCACTTTACGTTGACTCTTCCAATAAATTGTAGATACACGTAGTAAGTGAGATTTACCAAAGTCTATAGTGTCTTCTGAATCTGATAAGATCCATTCTACTATATCACCTGTTCCAAACTTAGTATCATAAACAGACATATATTGTCTATATCCAAGACTTGGCATCTGTGTATTCCAATCATGTGATCTTGTAGGATCATAGTAGCTACCATCGTTCTGCATACCCTGAATGGCATAACCTGCTGATCTTACAGGATAAACGGCTTCTAGGCCCTCTAATTGCTCTTCATTCATCATCCAGCCATACTTGTCTATAACATCTGATATAGACATCATATCCATTTTACCCACCCAGTTACCCTGAGATATATATCTAACGTCTGGACTCTTATGATAGAAAGTTAAAAGAGGGTTCCATAATTCTAATTCATAGTCATCTTCATTCATCTTAAAATGCCAGAACTCTCTATCCGTAATAAGCATGTCTCTAAAAGCACGTTCTTCTAATTCTTGCATTTTAAATCTTTCTTCATCTACTTGCATCTGATGAGAAGCCCATTGCTCAATCATTGAACGGTAATCTTTTCTAAAGAATCCTTCAATCTCTGGCAAAGACTTTAAATTATCTGGTTCTAATGCCTTTTGCATTTCTTCAGAATCTAATTCAATGCCTTGATTAAGCATCTCAATCATCATCTTAGACTCCAAATTAGTTAATAAGACATCCTCAACCATCTGTCTTTTCTCTTCTAACATCTCATTATAAGAAATGTCATCTACAGCTTTAAACATTATTCTTGAACTTCTCTTAGAGAATTCATTACATAATACGTTGATAACGTTTGGAATAATAGGGTAAAACTTAAGTTCTAAAGCTGATTCATCATCTTTTGTAAGAGTCTCAATTAAATCTGCCATCTCATTATCTTCTTCTACAATATAGTCAGCCTTGTCAATAATACCTTTAGCTAGCTTGTAGTTCTTCATAAGTCTACGAGCATTACGTCTAAGCTGCTTCATACCTTGAAACTCTAACCAATCTAGGTTCCAAGCTCTCCATTCCTCATTCTTCTCTTTTTCAGATATGAATTGAATAGGCTGGGTGAGCGTCCCCATCTTGTTATAGTCAGCTTTTTTACCAGCTTTGAGATCCATTGCGTTATATATCTGCATGATTCTTAATTAGTTATGTAGGTATAATAAACAACACCACCAGTAGTAGTACTATAGTAGGTGTTTATAGAATTAGAAAATAAATTCATATTATCTTATATTTTTAAAAGGATTTCTAGGGGATTGATTACTTCCAGATCCTCTTTTAGAACTGCCCATATGTCTAAAGGGGCTGTAATTTAATTTACTAAATTTTTGGGAGTTAACCAAATTTACATTTGTAACTTCTACACGTTTAGCTAGTCCTCTGTTGGATTGTTGCACCTTTGCAAAGGCTATTAAAGCTGAAAAGGCTACAAGTCTATCCACGTTGACACCATCTTGATAAGCTTGCATCTCTTTTAGAAGCATTGGATCAGGTATTCTTTCCACTCCATAGATAGTCTTTACAATGGTTCCATCAGCTGTAGTTTCTTGATCAAGCTCTTCTTTTAGGAATTCAATAGCGTAAGAAAGTACGGTGCCTTTGAATAATGTACCTACGTTCTTCCATCCATATTCTTGGAATACGTTTCTATTAGCCCCGATGTCTTTTAAGAATAAGATCATGTCTTTAGGAACTAGGTATTTCTGTTTCTTCTTACTAATCATGTATTGTATGAACAAAGCTACGTTATTCTCCACAACTGTCCAGGCATTATACCATTCTATGAGTAGTTCTAGACGTTCATGGGTTTTATTAATATCATCAAAACGTCCACACCATGATGCCACTATCTTATCTCTCTCTATTGTGTTACTCACCTTACCATTCCCATCATCCTTAATCACTTCTATAGGATTCTTATATATGTAAATAGCACATAGTGAGTCTGATGTAGTTGTCTTACCCTCACCCACGGGATCTACTGATCCATAATACATACCAAAGCTTGGATCTTTGTGAGGTCTTTCATAAATACATATCACACCTTCTTTATCTTCTGTCTTCTTAGACATAGGCCATTCTGTAATAGGAATCTTTCTAGATGGTTTATCTATAATCTTTCCTTCAGCATTACGAGATAAGTCAAGATATTCTGTAGGATATTGTTTATCCTGAATACGTTGCATCTGTTTAGCAATCAAATGTGGAGCAAATATAGAAAGCTTTCTTGTAGCAAATGCTTCTTCAATAGTTCTAGGGTGCTGAGAAACTTCTAACTGATAGGCTGCCGGTTCAAGATCTTTCTTAAGTTTTACAAACTCTTCTTC